TGAAGCAACTGAATCGTTTATGTTTCCTTATGGACAACACGCAGGAGCATCACCCGATGGAGTTGTAGGAAAAGATGCAATACTGGAGATTAAGTGTCCACGAGCAACTAAGTTCTTTAAGATTGTGGCTGATGAAAATATTGATAAGGAATACTATGCTCAGATGCAGATGCAAATGTTATGTAGTAATTCTGACAAGGCGTATTTCTTTAACTACTGCATCATTGATGGCGAGGAATTTCATCACACAATTGAAGTAAAAAGAGATGAGGAAATGATTAGTCTTATTAAAGAAAGACTTGAGGAAGCAATAGCTATTAAGGAGGACTACATCGAGAAAATCAATAGTAAATTACAAGTATAATGGCTCACTATATAAGTGCAATAGATTTAGCTAATCAATTTCGAGTAAGTAAACAAACGATTGTAAAGAGGTTTGATAAACTGGACATCCAACCATTAAACCTAAACCACAAATTGTATTACTTAAAATCAAATATTGATTTGCTCAAGGGTATGAAGAATCCACGCAAATTTATAACTCCTAATGAGAGATTTGCGATTGTAGAGTACTTCCTTACCCACCGAGATAACAGAGCTATGGATATAGAAAAAGTATTCTTCATACCTCAGCATAGAATTGATAGAATTTTAAGCGAGTATTTAAAAAATGATTTATGTATAACAGTCCCAAGTAAACTAAACAAAGAATGAAACAACAAATTTTTATAGACGACATACACGAGTATGATTACGAAGAACTGACCAAAGGAGATGTAATACACCATATTCTTTATTTCAGCAACGCAGAGCAATGGAATGACCATATAAAAGGCAAAATTGCAATGGAAATTAAAGATGATGGAAATGGATTAGAAGGAGATGAATCAGGTAAAATTGATTACCACGAAGCAGAGCAATTATTTATACTTCTAAAACTAATCAATCCTATACAAAAATACGAAATAGGAACTAAAAAGTTATTGTAATGAGCGATATAACTAAATGCAAAGGCACTAATTGCGACAAACGAGAGTTCTGTTACCGATATACTGCAATGGAAAGTAAGTATTATCAATCTTGGTTTGTTGATGCACCGATAAAAAAAGATGGAACTTGTGATGAGTTTTGGGAAATGAAATGCGAACATTGTGGTCAATATAATGGTATTCACAAACTTAGTTGCAAAACTGGAAAATTAACCGTACATTTGTAAGATGACAAGACAAGACTATATAAGATTAAAGCAGACTAACCCCACCGAGCTAATATACATATATTACAAAGAGAAGTTTGATGGGTATAAGCATAAACCTGAATTGAGTAGAAACGAACTTATGATGTACGTTCAGATGTACAACGATGTAAATTCTATTCTTAATTACGTTGTTCAAGAGTACGATAGGAAATTTGATATAGTCTTGCTTATAGACACTAATGGACAATACATAAAATCATTATGAGAAACCACGAGATAAGTAAAGTATTGATGGAAGCTGGAATAAAAGAGCATCGATTGTGGGACAAGCCAAGACCAAAATGGGATGATTATGATTTCATAGTCTTAGAATGTATCAAACGTGGATTACCAGTTCCCAATAAGAAAAGTGAAAGTGAAGTTTCTATTATTAGGAAAATAAAAAGATTAAAAGATGGCAAAGTATATGATTCAGTTAAATTAGCTTCTGAAGATAATGGAATAGGATTAAATTTAATATACGATAATTGCAACGGAATAAAAGAACAACAAAAATTTATATATATATATGAAAAGAAAGTACAGTCATTGGCAAAGAGTTTTGAGGATTATGGAATTTTACCACAAGAGGGGTGTGAATAAAGAACGAGTAAACGAAGTGTATAGAAAAATTAACTTAATAAGATTAGAAAAATGATAACAATAGCAGCTGGATTAATAGCAGTAGTTTGGTTCTTAATGGAATTAATTTACCATTATCAAGGAGAAATAACAATAGTTCCAATTAAGGGCGTAATGCTCGGAGCGTTATATAATAGTGAGGAAATCGAAGAAGAAGATACCGAACATATCATCCAAATACTTTTTTTTGTATTTTCTTTCAATTTTATTTGGATAACTGAGAATTAAGTATTACATTTGTCAAGATGTTATGGGGGAGCATCATAATTTCCCCTACTAAATTTTATATGCTATGAGCAATAGAACACAAGTTTTCGCTGGAGGAAGTAAAAATCCAGCAACAAAGTTTTTAGATTGGAAATCTGACCAAAAAGGATTTTCTTATTACGACAAAGGATTAGGCAAAAATGTTGAAGTTCCGCTTCCATTTAAGTTTGTTTTCCTTGATGAATTATCAACCGTAAAGGGTTGGAATGATGCAAGTTCTTCAGGTATTTTCTCGAATGAGGTTAAGTATCTTTCTAAAGAGCCAATGACCGTTAAGGCATTTAAAGGTGGAGAGATTGCAAAAGGATTATACAATGAGATTAAAGAACGTGTTAAAAATGCAGGTGGACACTACTCAAAGTCTATCTACATTATGTTAGAAGATGGAGCATTAGCTAACATCCAGTTGAAAGGTTCTGCTACCCAACAATGGGGAGAGTTTGTAAAAGCAAATAGACAAAGCATTACTCGTACTTGGGTAAATGTAAAAACTGCTACCGAGAGTAAAAAAGGTAAGGTTGTATTCTCCGTACCAAATTTCACAATTGGTGCTGATATTGAGGATTTAGATGCAAGAGATGCCGATGCAAAGTTTGATGAATTAGAAGCATATCTTAAAACATATCTTGCTAAGGTTGATATTACAGAGATTGATGTTGAAGCAGAGATTGAAGAAGAATTGCAGTTTTAGCATAAAGTAACTGGCTTTAGAAAGTAAAGAAAACTAAAGGGAATACAAATCCACTTTACAGGATTGTGGTATCGGGAGCTAAACAATGAAGCGTTTAATTAGCAAGTTAGTAAGTCAGGTGGGAAAGGCTAACATTTTATTACCATTCGTGGTAACAAAGACCCTAAAAAATGGGGTTTATCATACAAGTATAACATCCACATACTTTAAGAAATTAGGTGTAAAAACCATAAGAGCCTTAATGATTTGGAGTGGATGCCAATGAGTTAAGGCTCTTTAAATTATAATTATATGAATCAAACTAAAAAGCAATCACTTATTGAAAGTATTACTCAAACAATAATTGGAATGATTGTATCATTATGTATTCAATTAGTAATATATGATGTTTTAAATATTAAGGTTACATTTGCACAGAACTTAATTATAACTTTTGTGTTTTTAGTTTCAAGCATTTTAAGAGGGTATATAATAAGAAGAATTTTTAATAATAAAAAAATATGAAGAATAATAAAAAAGAATGTTTACATAAATTTTATTCCGTTTATTATGGTAGTGAATGGGAAGTTGAATGTGAAAAATGTGATAAAAATATATATGATTTGTATAATAAAGAAGATGCTAATAAAATAATTAGTGATTTATTGCTAATTGATAATCATAAAAAATATAGTATTCATAATACTGGTACAGCTCAAGAATCCATAGATGATGATATGTTTTTAAATCCAAAAACAAAACAACAAGAGGAGGTTGAAGTTTATTTGTTTTATTTTGTATTAACATTAATAATAGCAGCAATACTATGGAAAATATTAAAGTAATAGCTTGGTGGTCTGGAGGTATAACTTCAGCAGTAACTTGTAAGATTTGCATAGATATATACGGAGTAGATAACGTAAGATTTATTTTTATTGATACGTTTAATGAAGATGAAGATACTTACAGGTTTAAAAAAGATTGTGAGATTCTGTACGGAAAAGAAATAGAAACTATAACTCTAATTGGAGATAAGTATGATTCTATTCAAGATGTTTGGATTAAAAACAAATCTTTAAATGTGGCTAAAGGGGCAGTCTGTTCTTCAGAGCTTAAAAGAAGTGTTAGAGAGAAATGGCAAAAAGAAAATGATTATGATTTACAAGCATTTGGATTTGAAATAGAAGAAATAAATCGAGCAAAAGCTATGAAGTTAAATCACTCAAAAGCTAAACCTATATTTCCATTGTTGTTATTTGCTTATTCAAAGAAAGATTGTTTAGATATATTTGAATCTTATGGAATAGAAGTTCCAAGAATGTATAAATTAGGATTCCATAACAATAATTGTTTTAAAACAGGATGCGTTCAAGGAGGAATAGGATATTGGCAGAAAATTAGAGATGAATATCCTGATAAATTTGAAGCAATGGCTAATATGGAGCATAAACTTACAGAGATGAAAGGAGAGCCAGTTACAATGCTTAAAGACCAAAGTAATGAAGCCAAGAAAAGTGGAAATCAATTATTGTTCTTAAAGCCACATTCATTATATCCAAACGTAAAAGATATATCTATGATAAAGGGTAGAGAAGTAAAACCACTATTTGAATGTAATGGATTCTGCGGAACAAATGATTTATCAGAGCGTACTGAAACAGAAAAAGAAATAAATTACCAACAAGAGTTATTCTAATTATGAAAATATCAGTATTTAAAGATTTACTAAAATCAAAAGAAGTTCCATTTATTGTTCCAATCGAAAAGGTTGTTGCAAGAATT